ATCGGAGGACGAACTTCACGCAGCATCTCTCCAATATAATTTAAATGTTAAAGACCCCAACAAAGTTTTATCTAAAAAAGGTTTTATTGAAGTATTAGATGGGGCTACAGGTTTTATGTTAATTAAAAGAAATGTTTTTAAAAAAATGGCTTTAGCTTATCCTGAATTAAGATTTATACCAGATCAACACATTGGTGCTCCACACGACAAAACTTTTAATTATCATGACACATCAAAGTGGAATTATACTTTTTTTGACACTATGATAGAGCCAGATACCAAAAGATATTTATCTGAAGATTACGCATTTTGTCGTTTATGGCAGAAAATAGGCGGTAAAATATATGCAGATATTGTGAGCGGTATGACTCATTACGGTAATTACTCGTTTAAAGGCAACGTGGGTACTCAATTCTTGCCACAAAACAATAAATAATTTAGTATACTCCGACATGAAATTAGTAGATTTAAAGTTTCAACCAGGTATTGACAAACAAGACACCGCTTACTCAGCAGGGGATCAGAGAAAATATACAGACTCAGATTTTGTACGTTTTCACTACGGAAAACCTGAAAGATGGGGTGGCTGGGCTTACTTACCAAATCCAAACAAAACTATTGTGGGCGTGGTTCGTGATACGCATTCGTGGATTGGTTTAGATGGCACTAGGTATCTTGCTTTAGGGACCGATAGAAAATTATATCTTTTCTCCGAGGGTGCTTTGTATGACATCACGCCAATAAGAGAAACAGCATCTCTTACAAATCCTTTTACAACCAACGGCACAACGACAGTTACTGTGACAGACGCAGATCATGGAGCTGCTGAAGGAGACTTTGTAACTTTTGATTCTTTTTCTACGATTGACGGATTGAACATGAATCAAGAGTTTGAAGTAACAACCTATGTAGATGCTAATACATATAAAGTTACACACACAAGCACGGCTTCTGGCTCTACATCAGGAGGCGGTGGCTCAGGTAATGCTAAATATCAAATAACCACAGGTCCTTCTACATCTACGTATGGTTATGGATGGGGCACAGAAACATGGGGAGCCAGCACTTGGGATGAGCCTCGGTCTTCGTCTAATGTTGTGGTAGCGGCAAGAAACTGGTCATTAGATAATTTTGGTGAAGATTTAATTGCTACCGTTTTAAACGGAGGCACATTTATTAAAGATATTTCTGGATCTATTGATGCAAGAGCAACAGCTTTATCTAATGCTCCGACTGCATCTAGGTTTAGTTTAGTATCTACAGATACAAGACATTTACTTATATTTGGTACAGAAACAACTATTGGTACACCAGCATCACAAGATGATTTATTATTTCGTTTTTCTGATCGAGAAGATGCCACAGATTATACTCCCGTAGCAACTAACGAAGCAGGGTCTTTACGTATATCTGACGGCTCCAGAATAGTTGGTGGTGTTAAATCATCAGGGCAGATACTTGTTTGGACCGATACATCACTTCATGGTATTCAATTTGTTGGTACACCTTTTACTTTTGGTCTTAGACAGCTCGGTGCAAATTGTGGATTAATATCGCAACATGCAGCGATAGAAGTTAATGGTAGAGCATATTGGATGTCCGATGATGCGTTTTACCTGTATGATGGTGTTGTCAAAAAAATGCCATGTTCAGTGCAAGATTTTGTTTTTGATGATTTAAGTTATACTAACAAAAATGATATTGCGGTGGGACTTAACACAGCATTTAATGAAATTATTTGGTATTATCCATCAGCAGATGCAACTCAAATTGATAGAGGTGTTGCTTACAATTATTTAGAAAATACATGGTACACAGTCAGTCTTGGAAGAACTACGTGGCTTGGTGCTTATGTCTATGAATTACCAATTGCCACCGAATACAGTGCTAGCACGACAGCCAATGTATCAACCATATTAGGTCTAACAGCAGGTGCATCTTTTATTTATGAACAAGAGACTGGCAATAATCAAGCAGATGGCACGGCTATTCCAGCCTTTTTACAAACAGGTTCCGTAGAGATTGCAGATGGTGATGCTCTTATGTCGGTTAGTAAGTTGGTGCCAGATTTTGATAATTTAACAAACAACATGACAGCTACACTTACTTTAGAACAATATCCTCAATCTTCATCAAACGTAACCACAACAGGAACTATCTCTAGTACAACAGAGAAAATTGATGTAAGAGGGAGAGGTAGAGCAGTAAAAATTAAATATGAAACAAATACTGTAAATGACACAGCTTGGAGATTAGGTTCAACTAAACTTCAACTAAGACCAGATGGGAGAAGATGATTTGTATAAAAGATAATACATTATCAAAAGAAGAAATAAAAAAATTACTAGTTTTTACCACACATCCACATGAAAAATGGGCAGGTTGCGTTAATTGTGCAGGGTTTGGAATTGGCGAAAGTCAAACTGTAAACATAAATTTTGATCATCCATTAATAAACAAAATTATTAATCAATCTGTAGAAAAAAATAAATTTAAAGAAGTAGAATGGGCTAAGATAATTTCTTATCCCACAGGAAGCTCAATGTCATTTCATCTCGACACCTCAAGAGAAACAACAACTGGAGCTTCAATAACTTTTTTAAACGATGATTTTGTTGGAGGGGAGGCTATTGTAGAAGGTATCAAAATATCTCCTTTAGCAGGGAGAACCTATTATTTTGATGGTAAGATATACAAACATGCTGTATTAAATGTTATAAAAGGAATAAGACACACATTGTCTGTTTGGTATAAAAATGGCTAAAATAACAATAACAAGATTACCTAATGCTACACCAGAATATGATGCTAGTCAATTTGATCAAATGATAAGTTTATTAGATCAAATAATTCTTTTATTAAATACAAACTATCAAGCTGATTTAAAATCAGAAGCAGAGCAGGAGGCTTTTTTCCTTGGCTAATACATTTAAAAGCGCAATGTTGGACGTTACCACAACAGATCTAACAACTTTGATTACGGTGCCGACAGCAGATGCTGGCGCAACGCCTCCAGTACCACCTACGACGGCAGTGGTAAAATCTATTTTAGTTTGTAATGACTCAGGTAATACAACATTATTAGATGTAGAGGTTCTTAGATCTTCAGCTACGTTTGAAATATTTAAAGCTAAAAGTATTGCTACAAACACAACAACAGAATTATTAGAACAGCCATTAGTTTTACAAGAAAGTGATGTTATGAAAGTTCAAGCTAACGCAGCAAATCAAGTGCATGTTACAGCTAGTTTTATGGAGATCACAAAAGGACAACTCTGATTAATCTTCATTCGTTATTTATTACACCAGTATTTTCTTTGCAGTTAACGGGCCACGAGCATTTAGTCGACAGCATTTATCAAATACGAGAGAATGATAAAAAAGGTATGCCACGGTCTAACATTGGTGGTTGGCATAGCGATGATGAAATACATAATATTAAAAAGTTTAAACCTTTGGTTGATGATATTCTTAAATATTCAAAAGATTGTTTTAATCACATGGATGTTCAAGATAATTATAATCCTGAAATAACTGGTATGTGGGGTATGATAAATCCACCTGGTTCACGGAACAACGTGCACACACATCCATACAACTACTTATCAGGGGTGTTTTATTTAAAAGCTCCTAAAAAGTGTGGAAATATCGTGTTTCTAGAGCCTAAACCACAGTCAGAGGTACTATCACCCCCAAAAACAGAAAAAGCCTCTATACACCTCGCTCATAGCGTACAATGGGAACCTGTTGAGAATTCCTTGATTTTTTTCCCATCTTGGTTACAACATGAAGTACAAACAAATAATTCTAATAATGACCGAGTTATTATTAGTTTTAATATTAATTGGAGAAAAGACGATGCCGATAGTTGAACCTGCTGAATTACTAGGTCACATTACCACTGAAGATGGAAGAAGAATTCCACATTATAAAGTAAAAACTGAAACCACAATTACAAATATAGATACAGGTGCGGAGTACGAATCAGAAGCTGCGGCTCAAGCTGATGTTGATAATCCAGGAACGTCTACAACAGAGGAGAAAATAAGAAGAGATGTAAAAGTATTTGCTCCTTCTTTAGCAGACATGTTGGGCGAAACACCTGATTAATGCAGGTTTTAAATTTAGATGATAAAGCTTTAATAATTAGAGATTTTTTACCAGAGAACATTTTAACTAAAGTAAGAAATTTTAAATATACAGACTTTACTGATTCAACTAAACTTGAAAATCCATGGATGGAAAGTTTATATTCAACAAGAAATAAAAGAAATATTAAAGATGTTAAAATAAAAAGTTTAATTAACACTGATACATCTATCAATGTAAATAATACTTTTAAAGAAGTTGAAAACTTAATTATAGAACACTCTCATATACCAACTCAAAAAGAAAAATATGCTTTTACCATGGATTTCTACGTTTACGAAAAAGACTCAGGAATTAATTGGCATCATGATGGTATATATAATTTAAATTTTTCACTCTACATTCATGATGATTGGGATCCTAATTGGGGTGGGGAAACACTTATTGACACAGACAGAGGATTACCTTTTGCTTCCATTCCATACCCTAACACTCTTTTATGTATTAAAGAAAATGTTAATCACAAAGTTTGCGCAGTGACATCAGACGTTCAAAGAAAAGTCTTACAGTGCAGGTACAATTTTAGAAATTAAGCACTGCAAGCTTCACATTCCATTTCAGAATCTAAACCAGTTACCATAACTGTTGCATCGGAGTTATGTGGCTTACCTTGAATTGTATGTATGTGAGGACCTTTTTTGTGTTCTAATAATTCTTTTTGTAATCTTTCGTTGTCTCTTTCCACTGCTAATAAACGTTCGTGGTAACGACTCACCTTATCAGCAAGGGTAGCTATAGCCTTCAATACTTCTTGATTTTCCATAATATCTCCTTGATTTTTAATTTTTGGGTGAGATCTAATTTAAACATGTGTACAGGATAATTCAAGAAATCTTTTTTAAATTGTTTTCTTGACAGATAATTTATGTTATGAAAGGAGCAGAAAAAAGAATGAATATTAAGAATAGATCGATAGTTGTAGGAAAAGTTATTAAAGAGTATCAACTTCCATTAAATGAAATTGAACAACTAAATAATATTTATGAACAAGAAAAAGAAAAACTAAATTCATTTGGCGATAGACTTGCTGGTCGATTAGATTCTGAATTAGATTTTACGAAGTTAATTGAAAAATGTGATATATATAAATCAATAATTCATTGCATGACTGATTATATAAATGCATGTAGAGTTTTCTTTGATCATCACACAGAAAAAAGTAATTATAATTTAGAAATACTAAGTTGTTGGATTAACGATATGAAAGCTGGAGAATACAACCCTCCTCATACACATCATAATAATGAAGGATGGTCTACTGTTCTGTTTCTTAAAGTACCACATTTTGTTAACGATTTAAAAAAAGAACCTCATAGATTTAGAGATGGTCAACTATTTTTTAACAATATAAATGTGGATGCTGGACAATGGTTTATGCCTGAAGTTGGTAATTTTTATATTTTTGAAGCGCAACATACACACTCAGTAATGCCTTTTAAAACAGTGAGGGAAACAGACGTAAGAAGATCCATGTCATTTAATTTTATTCATAAGTAATGAAATTATTATCTTTGGTTGTTGGGCATGATGCTAGTGCTTGTGTCATAAAAGATGGAAATATTTTATTTTTTATGGAGGAGGAAAAACTAACATATTTAAAAAAAGATCATTTTCCACTTAATTTATTAAAAGAAGTAAAAAAATATGTTGATGATGAAATTGACGTTTACATAATAACTTATATTGATTATCCCGATCGTGAAGTAGAAAGTATGTTTGCAATCTTTAAAGAATTCTTATTAAAAAAAAATAACATTAAAGCAAAAAAAACTTTAATAGAATTAGATCATCATTTGATGCACGCTTCATGTGCTTTTTATGGTTCAGGATTTACAGAAGCTCTTGTTTTTGTGTCGGACGGAGGAGGTCGTGTTGAAGGAGATTGGGAAAATCAAGAATTTGAATCTGTTTATGCTGCAAGTTATCCTTGTAATTTTAATCTATTAGAAAAAATGTATAGAACATCTTTTTCTGGAAAGTGGGATGATAATAATCCAATCTATTCTATGGGAGGAGCTTTTCAAATGGTTTGTGAAATGTTAGATTTTAAATGGTATGATTCAGGAAAAATAATGGGCCTATCTGCTTACGGAAATGATAATAAAAACATAGATAATTTTTTTATTAAGAAAGATAACAAATGGATTGCAAATAAATATTATTATAAAATTTGGGGCGAGCTTGAACAAAAAATTGACAGTGGTTTAGATTTAAAAAAAATAAAAAAACAACTTGAATCTTTTCAATACAAAGCTGATCTTGCTTATAAAGTTCAAAAACAAAGTAAAGAACGTTCTTTAGATAGAATTAACGATATAACCAAAAAAAATAAAATTAAAAATTTTGTTATGACAGGGGGATACGCTTTAAACTGTGTTAACAATTATGAATATATAAAAGCTTTTCCAAATATTAATTTTTATTTTGACCCTTTAGCCAACGACGGAGGCACTTCGCTCGGCGCTGCTAAATATTATTGGCATAACTTTACTAATGATAAAACAATAAGACCATTAACATCTTTGTATTTAGGACATGACTGTTAACAAAGAAATTGTAGATAAAATATTAAATCAAAAGATTGTAGCTTTATTTCAAGGTAAGTGTGAAGCGGGTCCAAGAGCATTGTGTAATAGATCTATATTGTTTGATCCAAGAAATAAAAACGGTCGAGATATTGTTAACACTGTAAAAAAAAGAGAATTTTTTAGACCTTTTGGAGCCACTGTTATGTTAGAGCATGCTCACGATTGGTTTGAAATGTTAAATATAAAAGAACTTCCTTTTATGACCGTAGCTGTGCCGTGTAGAAAAGAAAAAATAAAACAAATACCAGCGGTTTTACACATTGATAACACCTGTAGAATACAAACAATAACTGCAAAACAAAACAAAATAATGTATAATATATTAGAAATATTTTATGAAAAAACTGGCGTACCAATGTTGTTAAATACATCTTTTAATTTAGCTGGCATGCCTTTAGCAGGCACAAAAGAATTAGCACATTTTACAATTAATAATTCACAAATTAATTATTTATTTATAAGAGGAGAAAAAAATGCTGAATAAAAAAATTACCTTTTGTGCAACAAGTTCGGATATGCTTGATATTTGGCCACATCCAACGCCAGCTTCTAAAGCAATACCTGAAGAATATAAAAAACTTAATAGATTTAATAATAAAAATATTCACGACCCTACTTTAAAAACATGTATGCCTTTTTTAGATTCTTTAACAGCTGGTTATATATTGTATTTTGAACAAGATTATTTAGTAGATCCTGTAGAAAATGACTTTGAAATAAGCCCTGCTAACAGACAACGAGATGATGTTAGTTTTCATAACAGGACACAATTACCTGAAAAATGGCATAAAATAACTGGAGAAAATGCTGGAAAATTTCACAATAAATGGTTAATAAAAACACCTCCTGGATATAGTTGTTTGTTTATAAAACCAATGAACAGGATTGAAGAAAGATTTGATATTATACCAGGAATTGTTGACACTGATAATTATGTTAATTTAATTAATTTTCCTTTTATCTTACGTAAACGAGACGAACAATTTTTAATTAAAAAAGGAGAACCTATGGTGCAAATAATTCCTTTTAAAAGAGAGTCCTGGAAAATGTGGTCAGGTTTTTATATGGAAAAACTACATAAAAAAACAATGGATCTTTTAAATAGTGAATGGATTGATAGATATAAAAAAATGTTTTGGAACAAGAAAAGTTTTAAATGACAAAGTATCATCCAAATTTAGAATTAAAAGAATTTATTAAAGTATATGAAAATGTATTAGATTTAGATGTTTGTGAAAAAATTATTAAAAAAGTAGATTATTTAAAATTTAGAAGAGCAAGAGTAGGTCAAGAAAACGGAGGTAGAGAAAGTGAACAAAGAATTTGTTATTCAAAACCTTTAAGTGAAGAATTTGAAAAAGAAGTATTTAATTCTATTGGAAAAGTTTTACAACTTTATGAAAAAGACTTTCCTTCTTTTTATTTAGGATCAGAGGGAATAGACACAGGATATGATCATTTACTTTACAAAGGAGAAGAAAAAGGAGAATACGTAACTCATATTGATCACATGGAAAAAGAACCTAGATTAATTAGTATTTCAATACTTTTAAATAATAATTTTGATGGCGGTGATTTTTGTTTTTTTGATGAACATGTTGTTAAAAATAAGGTAGGGGGAGCAGTGGTGTTTCCAAGCAGTTTTATGTTTCCTCACGGTGTACTACCTGTATCAAACGGAGATAGACACGCAATAGTAACATGGATTCGTTAGATCAAAAAAAATATAAATACGTTAAAAATATACTTTCATCCGATATGGTTGATTTTTTAACTTCTTTTAGTTTAAAAAAAAATAGTAGAGTAGATGATGAAGTTCCTTTAGCCTTTGGTCTTCATTCAGCCGATTCTGAAATATATTATCATACACTTCAATATTTACTTCCTATCATGGAAAAAGAAACAAATTTAAAACTAAAACCCATATATTCTTTTAATAGAATTTATTTTGGTGGAGCTGAACTCGTAAGACATAAAGACAGAGATGAGTGTGAAATAAGTGCATCAATTACTTTGCAATATTCTTATGAAGATAAAAGTTACAAGTGGCCTTTATGTATGGGAGACATTCCTATCGTTATTGAAACAGGGGATGGTGTTATATATAAAGGGCGTGAAATAGAACATTGGAGACCTGTTTTTACACAATCTAATAAATCTTGGCATCATCAATTATTTGTTCACTATGTAGATTTAAATGGATCTTTTAAAGATTTAAAAGAAGAAGTATTTTAAGAATAGTTAGGGTCGTAATCAATCCAAGTTTTACCTTCAGCATTATTTGTGCCATTAGTTTCATCAGATTCTACAGCCGCATCATAAGTCGTTCTGGCTTCCTCTATTTGTAATTGTCTTGTTTCTGCCCACGTTAATAAAGCTGCAACAGTTGTTGATCCAACAGCGTCACTTGTAGCATTTAAATCTGTATTACCAGTCATATTTTCATTAACGTCTTTGTGTTGAATTTCATTTTGACCTGGTAAATTATTCCATATGATACAATGAACATTATTACCAATGTCTGGCATTGCGTTTCCTCGATCTGCCCATTCAATTATACCTCCTTGATCAACTAAGATATTATCTCCAGGTTTAATTACAATTTGTGTTGCCATGAATATCTCCTAATGCTTTATAATATAGTTAACCACCACAAAAGGTGAGAATGAATTAGTTCCTGCCGCTGTGACAGTTCCTGTTAAACTTGTAGTAATATTACCTGTCAATGTTCCAGATAAAGTATGACTGTGAGTATGACCTGTTCCACTTCCAATTATTTCATTTGTAGGATTTCCTTTTTGTGAGGTATTGGGGAAAAAATCAAAAGGTCCATTTGCATTGGATTGTGTAGGTTGATTTTGAAGAGCCATAGTGGATGGATGTTTTGCAAAACTGTTTCCACCAAATGGATTTGGTGCACCACAAACAAGTCTGTGAGAGTGTGATGCTAACTGAGCTGTTGTTAAAGAAGTATTAGCAATATTTCCTGTAATAGTTACCGATTGGTTTGTAGCGTTTGTAGCCCCTTGGTTGTTAGTTACAGAAACCGTGACTGTATTTGCACCACCAGTACCTGCTAAGTTATAGGTATTACCATCATAACCTTGTGGCATTTTACCTTGTAATTGAGGAACGTTGAAAGTTGTAGAACCATCACCAGATCCGTAAGTTGTAGAAATTACAGCAAATAAATCTGCATACGTTGATCTTGATACGGCAGCACCATTACATAACAAATAACCATCTGGAGCTGCAGCAGCGGTCCAAGGTTTAATTGCACCTACTTCACTTCTGTTTACTATATCTTGTAAGTTAGCCATTAGTCGTTATATTTCAACCTCCATCCATTGTCACTGTTTACATAAACAAGCGCAATGCCCGCACCATCAGTGCTTATTGTTAAATCTGACGTAGCTCCCTGAATCTTTTGAGAGTTACGACCTACTGTACAGTTGTTTGTACCAAAAGTTCCCTCAGCGTCAATAATTTTTACTTGATTACCAATTGAAGGAGAAGAAGGTAAAGTTATGGTGACAGCACCGCCAGACGTATCAACAAAAAGATTGTCACCATCTGATGCTGTGTAATTACCAGTTTTAATTTGCCAAGCTTCACCTAAACCAGCTAAAGAAAAAATATCATACCAGTTAGTTCCGTCAGTTGCCACTAATCTATATTTACCATTAGTAACTGTGACAGTATTTCCTGAAGCTCCTAGTCTCGCAGAGATGTCAGCACCACCAGAAATGTTATTATAAATACCATAAGTTTTTTGAGTTGCTGGAAACTGTACGGTGTGAGTTGTAGAAACTGTTCCTGTAAAAATTAATTGATTTTGTCTTGCTTCATTGTTTGCTTGAGTTTGAGGACCATCGCCGTTTGATAGCGTAGTTGAAGTTCCTGTTGTGATAGCTTTAGAATAAACACCCGCAATCGCAAATTCAAAAACCTGAGAAAAGTTATTATTTGTAATAGTACCCCAAGTACCTGAATTTTCTCCTGTGGTTTGTAGCTCTATTCGTAAGCCTGTTGAATAAGTTGAACTCATTTAATCTCCTAATAAAGTTTTAGTAATTATTTTAAAGTTTGTCAAAACTTTTATGCGGCTTTGTGAACTTCTGTCCAACTTATATCCGAGTTAGAATCATCTACAGCAGACCAGAAGGTCCCTTGTAAAGTTCCAGTTGTACTTGTAGCAGAAACGCCAGTTAATGTAAAGCTTACATCTGTGCGAATATTTAAAGTTCCAGTGCTAGATGTTGCAGAAACACTAGGTGCTTCATAGCTAGTTTCTTGTGTTTCATCTCCTAAAGAAAGTGTTGTTCCAATACCAGTAACAAATACTGATGTCCCAGCAGTGCCTAATGCTGAAGTCATTGCATTACCAGAAGGGAATACAACAAATTCTGGATCTGCCTCTGGTGTGCCTAGAGAAACATCAAGTTGAGGTTCACTAGCTGCAACAACAGTAACTTGTGAATCACCTGTTATAGAGAAAGTTCCTATTGATGAAGTAGTTGAAACTCCAGTAACAGAGATATTTTGATCAGTTGTATTAGATACAGTTCCTAGGCCAGATGTTAAAGCTTGACCTGTTAAAGCTTGTGATAGTCCAACAGCGCCCCATTGTTGATCTCCCCATCCTATAGAACCACCTGTATTTATATCTGTGTCACGGTTCCAACCAGTTGTTTTTGTAACTGAGCTTGACTCATCACCTAGTGACAAAGTCATTCCTATACCAGTGACAGAAATATTTTGATCGGTTGCAACTGTCTCAGTGCCTAAAGAAGCAGTAAGAGCAATGCCAGTTGGATTAACTTGAGCAATACCTGTAGCAGTAGCAGTACCTAACGCAGACGTTAAGCCAATGCCAGTTACAGATATGTTCTGATCAGTCGCAACTGTCTCAGTACCGAGAGATGACGTGAGGCCATTACCTGTAACAGA